CCGGTCCCGCATTACGGGGCGCGGCATCCTGCTCATCCCGTCCGGCGCGCGCTTCCCCACGCAGCCCGGCCAGGACGGCGCTGAGGACTCGCTGCTTGACACGTTCATCGAAGTCGCCAGCACGGCAATCCGTGAGCCCGAGTCGGCGGCCGCCACGGTGCCGATCGTTCTGGAAGTCCCCGGTGACCTGATCTCTGGGGTCAAGTGGCTTCAGTTCACGTCCGAGTTCGACGCGATGGCCCTTCAGCTGCGCGACGAGGCGATCCGCCGGTTCGCGATCGGTGCCGACGTTCCGGCCGAGGTGCTGCTCGGCCTCGGGGACAGCAACCACTGGGGTGCCTGGGCGCTGACCGCCGAGGCGCTGCGGATGGGCGCCGAGCCGCGCCTCGCGCTCATCTGTCAGGCGCTCACCGACGAGTGGCTTCAGCCGCTGCTCGAAGCCGAGGGTGAGCCGGACGCCGGTGAGTGGATGGTCTGGTACGACACGGCCGGTCTGCGTTCGTCCAGCAACAAGAGCGCCAGCGCGCTGGAAGCGTACAAGGAAGGGCTCATCAGCGGGTCCGCCGCACGCCGCGAGCTCGGCTTCACCGAGAAGGACGCGCCGAGCTCGGCCGATACGATGCCTGATGAGGACGAGACCCCGACGACCACAGAGGACGACCTGCCTGTGAGCGAGACCGAAGCGCCGCCTGCCTTCCCGCCGATGACCGTGGCCGCTTCCTCTGCGGTCCTGGACAGCTTCACTGCCGATACGTCCGCCGCGCTGGCCGAGGCTGTCGACGGCCTCGTCTGGGGCGCGCTGCTCGGGGCGTCCCGGAAGATGATGAACACACCGCTGGTTCCCCGCGCCAACCGGGGATCCTCGCGGGAACTGGTTGCCACCGGCATGGTCCACTTCCGGCACCCGGTCATGCGCGAGAACGTCGCTGCGTACAAGCTGCTCGACGATGCGTGGGTCCGGGTGCCGGACGTGGCGCAGCGCTACGGGCTGGACCCGCTGGCGCTGGCTGGCGCCCTGAACGAGTACGTCACCGCGCTGCTCATCAGCGGGCAGACTCACGCCTTCGACAACGTCCCCAGGATGCTGGCTCAGATCAAGGTGGCGGCGGCATGACCGACGACGAGCTGGAAGCGCTGCTCGACCAACTGGAAGCAGACCTGCGCGAGGACGTGCAGGCGGCGCTCACGCTGACCGCGCAGGACTTCGCCTTTGCCGTGGACCGGTCGACCGAGCTGACGGCCGCGACGTTCAGCGTCAGCCGGATCGGTGCCATGTGGCGTCGCCGGGTCGGCTCGATCATGACCCGCCTGCGGGCGATCGCCGCCCGGGGCGCCCGGGTCACGGCCGAGGATCTCGACGAGCCGGTGCCGCCGCTCACGCAGCAGGATGACGTCCTGACCCCGTACCTGGAAGCGACGCGCGGCCTGCTGGACCAGGTCGGGGACCGGCTGTCCGCAGCCGCTGTGCAGTCCCTGGCCGAGGGCGTGGCCGCCGGTGAGACCACGGCGCAGCTGAAGCGGCGGATGACCACCCTGTTCGACGATGACGGCACGCAGCTTGGGCCGACCCGGGCGCAGCGCATCGCCGCGACCGAGGCGACCCGGGCGTTCAACGCGGGCACGCTGGCCGCCGCGCAGGCGCTCACGGGCCCGGACCGGCCGCTGGTGAAGCAGTGGGTCACCCGCAACGACGAGCGCGTCAGGATCGCACACAGAGACGCGAACGCCCAGCTTCAGCTGATCGATGATCCGTTCGACGTGGGCGGCACGCCCATGCAGTACCCCGGGGACCCGACGGCCCCGGCCGACCTGACGATTAACTGCCGGTGCATCATGCGGACGGCCGTCGCCAGTGAGAGGACCGACGTGGACGAGGACGACCTGTCAGCCGCCGCTGATGTGCACACCGGCGCCATGATCGCCCTGATGCCGAGCAAGGCGGACGCCGAGCGTCTCGCCCTGATCGGCGGTGAGGTGGCGGACCAGCTGCACATGACGCTGTACTACCTGGGCGACGCTGCCGACTGGCCGGAAGAGTCCCGCGACTCGGTCCGGTACGCCATGCAGCGCGCTGCCGGGTGGCTGGCCCCGGTCAGCGCCCGTGCGTTCGGTGTCGCCCAGTGGAATCCTCAGGGCGACAGTCCCGCGTGGGTCTGGAACATCGGGGACGACCGTGAGACGGACGGCCCGGACCTGGCCGGGGCCCACCATGAGGTGACGTGGCAGCTCGAAGATCAGGACCACGTAGACCGCATGCCGCCGCAGTACACCCCCTGGTCGCCGCACGTCTGCGGGGCGTACGGCGAGGCGGACGTGCAGTCCATGACCGACCGGGTCGGGCCCGTCACCTTCGACCGGTTGCGGGTCGCGTTCGCCGGTGAGTACACCGACTACCCACTACTGCCCGACCCGGACCAGGGTCAGGTCGTCGCGCTGGACGAGACGATCTACCCGGACGACATGGCTGTCGAGAAGGCCGAGTACGACCCGCACCCGGTGGTCACCTGGTCCACGCCGGACGAGACGGCGCTCGCCTTCGAGAACCAGCAGACCGGCGACGGCAGGGTGTTTGCCCCCGGCGCGCTGTACTGGGACGGCCCCGGCCCGTGGCCGCTTCAGTACGCCGACGAGATGATGGGCGGCCACGAAGGCGCGCAGCTGGCCGGGTGCATCGACGGCATCGGCCGGGACGGGGACAGGATCCCCGGCCACGGCAAGCTGTACGTGTCCCAGCAGGCTGGCGCTGAGGCGGCCATGCTGCTCGCGCAGAAGGCCCCGCTGGGCGTCTCGGTGGACCTGGACGACGTGGACCTTGAGATGGTCGACGCCACCCCCGGCGCGTCCGAGACGTACCGCACGCGGCTGCTCACCGCGTCACTGTTCATGCACCCGGACGGCGGCTTCAGCCTCACGGGCGAGACCGAGTCCGAGCTCGCCGCCGGGGCCACCGGCTTCATGTCCGAGTCCCGCAAGGTCACCTTCACCGCCGGACCGGACGGCACCGTGCCGGGCACTCTGTTCGAGCTGGAAGCGGCCGCCGGTGACCCGGACCTGGCGGACGGTGTGGTGGTCGAGTCGCAGAGGTCCGGCGACTACCTGGTCCGCATCACGCGGGGCCGGATCCGGGGCGCCACGCTGGTCACGATCCCGGCCTACGCGAACGCGCGGATCGTGCTCGACGACCCGTCCTTCTTCGCCTCGGCCGGGGAACGGCTGACTGCCGGTGCGGCAGCGTCCGACTACGATCGGGTTGTACGCCAGGTCCGCAAGTCCGTCAACCCCATGTCGGCGGCGCGGCTGGCGAAGCTGCTGAAAGTTCCGATCGTCGCCGTCCGGCGGCATCTGGCACGTGCTGCAAGGAAGGGTGATCTGGTGAGGCTGACACGTGGTCAGTACACAGGACCGTCAAAGACGGCTGCGACGGTCGTTGCGTCTGTCGAGCAGGTGGACATCGAAGCCGAGACGCTCGTTGCGTCGGCCACCGGCGCCGTGGACCTGCCGGTGGCCGACCGGGACGAGACGTGGGACGGCGATGCCGCAGCCACGCGGGTTTTCGAGTGGGCCGACGGCGACACGGACAAGATCGGCAGGGCGTTCGCCTACCGGGACGACTCGGCGGACCCCGCGACGAAGGCCGCCTACAAGCTGGGGTACGCCGACATCGACGACGGTCAGCTGGTCATCATCCCGGCCGGGGTGGCGGCCGCGCTCGGCGCGCTGCACGGCGCGCGCGGCGGGGTGAACATCCCCGAGGACGAGAGGGACGCGGTGTCGGCCAAGCTGGAAGCGGTCGCCGCGCACGTGGCCGAAGAGACGGGTGAGGACGACATGGACGACATGCAGGCAAGCGCGTGGAAGGCGATGGCGGACATCCCGCCCATGCCTGCCGCGTGGTTCCGTGAGCCGACGCTGGAAGAGCTGCCGCCTGGTGGGCCGGGCGTGAACTACGCCAACGGCCGGATCTTCGGGTGGGTCGCCCAGGCTGGCGAACCGCACGCCGGGTACGCGAAGAAGATCACGATCGACAGCCTCGGCCGGATCGACACCAGCCACTTCCTGCGTCAGCGCTTCTCGCTCGACGACGGCAGCACTGTCAAGGCCGGTGCTTACACCATGAACGTCGGCCACCACAGGGACAGCGCCGAGTGTGAGACGTCGGCGTGCCAGTTCGACGACACCCGCACCGTGGCTGGCATCGTCACCGTCGGCATGAACGAGCGCGGCATGTGGTTCTCGGGGGCGGCCGCGCCGTGGCTGTCCGAATGGGACCGGGTCGTCTTCAAGGGGACACAGCCCAGCTACCACATGAAGAAGGGCCCGTCCGGGAACTGGCAGCTGCGCGCCGTCCTCGGCGTGCCGGTGCCGGGGCACTCGTCCCCGCTGCTCGCCAGCGCGGTGATCGAGCGGTCCCAGATGGCCCTCACGGCGGCGGCCACGCTGGCCGAGATCGACGAGGTCGTGACCGCCGAGGAAGTGCGTCAGGCGGCCGAGCAGACAGCTTCCGCCACGGTGGCAGTGGTGGCGCCCGAGATCGACTACGACCGGCTGGCCGACGCGCTGGTTGCGTCCATGGGGCGCGCCGAGCAGCGCAAGGCTGCCGAGGACGCCGAGCTGGCCGAGCTGCTCGCCCTGGCGGATAAGCTGGACGTCGACAGCACCGGAACCGAAGGGGACTGAGCGCATGGGCTGCGCCTGCAACAAGAACCGGGGCACCGCGTCAGCCGTCGCGGCCGCCGTCGCCGGGACATACCGCGTCTACGTCAACGGCCGCAAGGTATACGAGACGACGAGCTCGTCAGCGGCCAACACCCTGATGGGGAAGTACGCCCCGGGTGTCGCCACGATCTACGCCCCGGGCGAGACGCCCTAAGCAACCCACCCCGGACTACCTATCGCCAGCAGCTATCATGTCTGGTAGCTGCTGGCGATAGGCCGAGTCCCTTTCACAGAAATGGACAGGCCACCCCATGGCTGACACGTACGAACTGCCCGACGACCTGGGCACTCTGTCCGACGAGGACATCGAGCAGCACCTCACCGCCGCTGCGCGTGAGATGAAGAAGATCGCGAGCTCGGACACCGCGACCGGCAAGACGGTGCCGGTCCTTCGCTCGCTGAAGAAGGTCATCCTGGACCTGAAGGAAGAGCAGGACAGCCGCATCACGGCGGCGGCCGAGACGGCCGCCGAGATTGACGCGCTGATGGCCGAGACGTTCGGCGAGGACGAGGCCGAGGTCGAGGCGTCGGCAGCTGGGGGCGAGTCCACCGAGGACGAGGCTGAGGCCGAGGCCGAGGTCGAGGCGTCGGCCAAGGTGATCGAGCCGACGCAGGTCGTCACCGCTTCGTCCCGCCGGTCGATGAACCTGGCCGCCGTCCGCGCCCGTCAGTCCGGCGGCGCCGGTGGCAACAACCTGTCCCGCTACCTTCCGGCCGAGCAGTCCCGCGAGATCGAGATCGTCGCCTCGGTCGACGTGCCGGGCTACCGGCCGGGCCAGGAAATCGACCTGGCTCAGATCACCGAGGGCGCCATGCGCCGTTCGCAGGGTCTGAAGACTGCCGGTGGCGGCACCGGCATGGTGGCGTCCTACCGGCTGCCATTCCCGCAGGATCTCGTCATCACCGACTCGTCCTCGGCCCCTGAGGGTACGTCTGCGCTCACGCGGTCCTCGGACCAGAAGCGGCTGGCCGGTCAGGACCTGGTCGCGTCCGGCGGCTGGTGTGCCCCGTCCGAGACGATCTACGACATCACCGACATCGCGTGCCCGGACATGCTCTGGGACGCGCCCGAGGTGCAGCTCAACCGTGGCGGTCTGAGGTTCTTCCGTACGCCGACCCTGGACGTCGCGGCCCTCACGTGGACCTGGACCGAGGCGCAGGACATCGCGGCCGCGACGCAGCCTGCCGGTCCCGAGAAGCCGTGCTACGTCATCCCCTGCCCGGCCCCGATCGACGTCCGTGCCATCGCGGTCGGCGTCTGCCTGTCGGTCGGCATCCTGACGCAGCGCTTCTTCCCCGAGATGGTCGACTGGTACGTGCGCAACGCGATGATCGCGCACGAGATCCGGATCAAGCAGGCCATGTACCAGGCCGCGCTTGACTCGGCCGCGACGCTCGAAGTGACGGTCCGCCCGTCCTTCGCTGCGTACTCGGCGATCTACGAGGCGATCGCCCTTCAGGCGGCCGACATGATCGAGCGGCACAACCTGTGCGACTCGACGCAGCTCGAAGTCGTCCTGCCCTGGTGGTCGAAGAACCTCATGCTGTCCGACCTGGCGCGCCAGGAAGGCAAGGACATGTCCGAGGTCACGGCGGCGGACATCCAGGCATCGTTCGCCAACCTGGGCGTGCGCGTCCAGTGGGCCCGTGGCCTTCCCCCGGCCGTCCCGGCCGAGATCGGTGCGGTCACCCCGGCCACCACGTGGCCGGACGAGGTCACGTTCCTGATCTACCCGGCAGGCAACTTCCAGATCGGCCGTGGCCCCGAGGTGAACCTCGGTGTCATCATCGACAGCGTCACCGTCGCGACCAACGACGAGAAGATCTTCTCGGAAGAGGCCGTCGCCCTGATCGACCGCATGGGCCTCGCCCGTGCTGTCACCGTGGCGGTCTGCCCCAACGGTGAGGTCGGTGCGCGCAACACCGTCGACATCTGCGTCCCGGTTCCGTAAGGTGACCGGGCCGGTCGGTTCGCCGATAGGCTGACGCAGGAAGGGCCCCGCTTCGGCGGGGCCCTTCCTCGTTGGGTCAGTGGGTGGCCGCGTGATCACGGACGGCCTGAACCGTGCCGTGGTGGACGTGGCGCCCGCACCGGTCGCACTTGACCTGGGCGACCTTGTCACCACCTGTCGCCATGACGGCGGTGAAGCCGTACAGCTTCAGCTCGGCAACCAGCAGCGCGGGCGCCGTGATCGCGTCCTTCGCGTTGTCCATGAACCGTCGCTGGCTTCGGTGGGAACGGCGCTTACCCATGGGTGTCCTCACTTCCTTCGGTGCGGTTGCTTACAAGGACGACCATACATGCAGAGGTGTTGCACCGCAACCCCTCTGCCGGACCGGCCAGATACCATAGGCAGGTCACCACCTACAGAAGGGGCCACCATGCCCAACGCAGGACTGCGGGCCCAGGTGGCCCCCATCGCGTCGACCCCGTCCCCTCACGGGCTGCTCGGCGGCTGTGTCGAGATCGTCAACGCCAACGACATCCACCAGCTGAACGGCACCGACCTTCCGGCCTACGCCTGCGCCCCGGCCAACCCGTGGCAGGACTGCCCGGATCCGGCGGACGGCTGGACCAACCCGGCAGCCAAGGTTGTCAGCCGCGCCGAGTGGTGCACCTTCGAACCGGTCACCGCGTACGCCAAGGTTGAGTGCTCGGTCGTCGGCTTCCCGTTCGATGAGGCGCAGGCGTCCGCCCGCGAGCAGGTGCGCCTGGGCGAGCAGGCCGTCCTGGAAGAGTGGTTCATGCGGCGCGGCCTGTCGTGGCTGGCGTTCGGCAACGACCTGACCCCGGGCAGCGGTGCGCTGCACCTCGTGTCCGGCATCGGCGTCCTGGAATCGTGGCTGGCCACCGAGTACGGCGGCCAGGGCCTCATCCATGTCCCGGTCGGTGCCGCTTCGCTGATGGGTAAGCACCACCAGTTCGACCCGGCATACGACTGCCTGACCACCTGGGGCGGGAACAAGGTCATCCTCGGCGGCGGGTACACCGCGAACGTCGGCCCCGCGCTGCGCCCCGCCGCCGGTGTGGTGGCGCCTGCCGGTGAGATGTGGCTGTACGCCACCCCGGCCATGCGGATCCGGCGGGACGCCATCATCGACGTCATCGACCAGGAATGGCAGGGCGTCAACACGTCGCTGAACGACCGGACCGCGCTGGCCGAGTCGACGTTCGTTCCCGAGGTCGACTGCTGCAAGGCCGCCGCCGTCCGGGTCACCCTGTCGCCTTGCTGCGCCTGATCACTCACTGCTAACGGGGAAGGACTGACCGTGATCGAGTACATCCACGTCGAACCGGCACACGAGCAGCGTCCGGGGTTCGCTGCCTGGGGGCTCGCCCAGACGCCACCGCTTCAGACCGCAAGCGCCACCGGCTGGGACGTTCCCGTCGACCTGTACGCCGTTCTGCCGCCCGAACTGCTCGAAGGTGGGTACGTGGACGGGTTCCCGTACGACGTCGCCCAGGCGCAGCCTCTGGTGTCCGCCACGACGGCACCGGCCGCCGAGGCACCGGCGCGCACTGAGCCAGCCCGCAAGGCGCGCAAGCGCCCGGCCAAGAAGGCCACGTCTGGCGCCTACACCCGCAAGCCTTCCGACGTCGAGCAGGTCGTCCTGCTGGCCGAGGCCACGTCTGGCGGGCCGTCCGATGAGTGAGCAGCCGGTCGGCGGTTTCGACCCGCAGCCGTGCGAACCGGACGGACCTGGCGAGATCCAGGACGTTAACATCGTCAGCCCGGACCCGCTGAACGTGAACGTCACGAACCAGCTGGCCGAGCCGTTCGACGTGAACGTCATCAGTCCCGACCCGCTGAACGTGCTGGTGACCAACCAGCTGGTCGAGCCCTTCGACGTCAACCTGATCAGTCCCGACCCCGTCAACGTCCTCGTCACCAACCAGCTGGCCGAGCCGTTCGACGTCAACCTGATCAGCCCGGACCCGGTCAACGTGCTGGTCACGAACCAGCTGGCCGAGCCGTTCGACGTGAACGTCATCAGCACTGTACCGGTGGGGATCGGCGGATCCACCGTCGCCGCAGCGACGCTGACCGCCGTCACCACCGGCGACGGAACCACGGTCGACTTCACGGCGGCCCGCTCGAACGTCACCCTGTTCGTCCAACCGAACGGCACGGTGACCAACGGTGTCGTCGCCCTTCAGGGCAGCCAGGACGGGACGAACTGGACCCGGATTGCGTCGAGCGCCATGCTCGCCACCGGGGTCAACCAGTACATCTCACTGACCGGCGGCGCGTTCCGCTGGTACCGAGGTGTCGTCACCGAGAACGTGGCCGGTGGCGGGACCGTCACCGCCACCCTGATGTACGGCTAGGGGTGACCATGTCTTCAGACATCAACGGGGCGGTCGGCACGTACCCGGTGACCAACCCGGTGTTCCGGGGCGGGTACGTCTACAGCCGCGCACAGACACCGGGTGTGGCCACCGCGAACAACTTCCTGGCCCTCTTCAACCCCCTGGGCAGCGGCCGGACCATCGTCGTTGCTGGTGTCTTCATCAGCTCGGTGATCGTCGGTGACATCACGGCCACCGTCGACCCGATGCGCGGCTGGCTGGCCACGCTGATCAGCGGCGGCACGCTGGAACCGGCGTCGGCCACAGGCAAGGTCCGGTCGAACATGCCGACGCAGGCCGGGCAGATCTTCATCAACAACCCGGCCGCGACGCTCGGGGCGTCCTGGTTCAACTCACCGCCGGTCCTCGGCGTGGCGAAGCAGTCTGCGCCGTTCGTCCACCAAATCCCGGCCGCAGTCGCGGGCGGGCCCCTCACGTTGCTTCCTGGCGAAGGCACGGTTCTCAGGACTGAGACCGGCGACGTCGACCAGCGTTGGAACGTCAGCATCGCTTGGAGCGAAGCGTAATGTTTCCCGGCAGCCCGTCCCAAGAACAGATCATCGGCAACGCGCTGACCGCTTCCGGCCTGCTGGCCACGGTCCCCGCCGGTCACACCCTGACCGCCAACATCGGGCTGTCGGCCGCCGTCGCGGTCCTCGGCACGTCGACCCCGGTCGTCACCGTCCAGGGCACCAACGCCGCACCGGCGGCCGGAACGGTCGTCGCGCGGATCACGGTGTCCGGCCTGCTGGCCGCTGCTGCTGCTGCGTCGAGCGACTTCGAGATCATCGTCAAGGCCCCGCCCGGAAACGCCGTCACGCTTCAGTTCACGGCAGGCGCCGCAGGGGCGAGCTCGGCCACTATCAACGGGTGGATCTTCACCTAAGGAACCTGCCTGACCGACGGGTATCCTGGTCCCGTAGCTGCTGGCGATAGGCCGAGCCCCACCTGACAGGAAGGGTCTCGGCCGTGAGCTGTGATCTGATTGCCAACCTTGACGTGGTCCGTGTGACCCGCGTCGACAACTGCGGGCTGCCCGTCGTGGGCGAGAACGCGTTCGTCAGCGAGTGCGTCGCCTCGGTCGCAATGAACCCCAACATCGACGAGCAGGACGACGTCATCTACCGTGCGGCCAACGGGTCGCTGTGCGGTGTGAAGCGTGGCTGCCCGGCCCTTCTCGGTTACGACCTGGAATTCAACTTCTTCCAGGTGTCGCCCGAGCTGACCGACGTCCTGACGAACCAGCCGATCGTCGTGGACAACCTGGGCGCGCCCGTCGGCAACGACTCGTGCAACATCAACTGCCAGGGCGGCTTCGCCCTTGAGTTCTGGACCGAGCTGATCGGCCAGAGCTGCACCGAGACCGGTGTGCAGAAGTACCTGTACACGCTGATGCCGTGGGTCACCAACGCCTACATCTCGGACCTTGAGATCGGGTCCGAGCAGGTCACGTTCCAGCTCGTCGGTTCGACCCGCGCAGGCGGCCGGTGGGGCGTCGGCCCGTACGACGTCGTCCTGAACGGCGCGGCACCGGGTACCCCCGGCCCGATGCTGACCCCGCTGGGCGACACCTGCCACCGGCGCATGCAGATCACCACCGTGGCCCCGCCGGTCCCGGACCCGCTGTGCGACTACTCGACGGTCCCGGCCCTGGCCCCGTAAGGCACGCTGCAACGACGGTGCGACTTCGGTTGCACCGTCGTTGCGACGCAGCAACGCAACCGCCACCCGCGAGGAAGGAACCGTCATGCCGTTGCAGTCCGGTCTGTGCAGTCTGGACGGGTGGACGCTCGACCAGTCCTGCATGGACATCCCCGACAACACACCGCCCGAGGTGATCGAGCGGTGGCGTCTCGTCGCCGCTGAGCTGCTCTTCGCACTGACCGGCAACCGGTTCGGCCCGAGCTGCCCGGTCACCGTCCGGCCGTGCCGGAAGACTTGCGCCGAGTCGTACGGGTACCTGTTCAACCAGGGCCAGTTCCTCGGCGCGGGGTTCCAGTTCAGCGGGCCGTTCGTCCCGTTCATGTCCCAGGGCCGCATGTACAACGCTTCGCTGTGCGGCTGCACGTCGACCTGCCACTGTGGGCCCGAGCTGTGTGAGGTCTACCTGCCGGGGCCCATCTACGACATCGTCTCGGTGGACGTTGACGGCGAGGTCGTCGACCCGCTGACGTACGGCGTGCTCGACGGCCGCTTCCTGGTCCGCTCGTCCGCGACGCCCGAGGATGCCGAGGGCGGCACGTGCTGGCCGAGCTGCCAGGACATGTCCCTGATCCCCGGCCAACCGAACACGTTCACGGTGGTCTACCGGACCGGGATCCCGCTGTCGGCCCTGGGCGTTGCAGCCCTGTCTGCGCTGGCGGCGCACTACATCCGAGGCTGCAACGGCTGTGGCTGTGGCGTTGCACCGCCGCAGAACCTGTCGCGCCTGTCGCGCCAGGGCGTCGAACTTGAGTTCGCCTCGCCGCAGCAGCTGCTCAGCGACGGCCGGACCGGGATCGAGATCGTCGACCAGTTCATCCACGCGGTCAACCCGTCCGGGCTGCCGCGCGCCATGCGGGTCGTCTCGCCGGACAGCCCCCGGCCGCCGCGCATCTGGTACAGCGGGACGGGAATCTGATGCCGAACCTGAACACGCCGCTGAGCCTGCTGGCCCTGCACGAACACCAGCAGGCGCTGCTGGACTGCGTCTGTGAGTCGATGGACCTGATCCCGGTCGAACTGCCCGGCTTCCTGGGCTGTCCCTGCCGGAAGTTCGTCTCACCGGGCCAGCCCGCTGCCGACGCGTGCGACGGCGGGTGTGAGATGCAGCCCGGCGACTACCCCGGGCAGCTGACGGTCCACATCAACAGGATGTTCGCGACCGACTACCAGACCTTCCCCCGTCGGTTCTCGAACGCGATCGGCGGCGCGGCCGCCGTCCGGGACCTGAAGGGCTGCGCGCTGCCGCAGATCAACGCGCTCGACCTGTACGTGACGGTGTTCCGCTGTATCCCGGGGCCGACGGCCGAGGGATGCCCGCCGTCCGGCGAGGCGCTCAGCGCGGTGTCGATGCAGCTGAGTGCCGACATGCTGGCGGTGCAGCGGGCGGTGGCCTGCTGCTACCCGGCGACTGACACCGAGGTCCGTCGTAGCGGCCGCCGGTACGCCATGGGCGACACGAACATGATCGGCCCGTCGGGCGGCTGCATCGGCTTCAGGACTGAGGTCACGGTCGCTATCGACGGATGCTTGCCCTGCCCGCCCGAGCCGCCGCCTGTGGGCCCGTGATGCCCGCAACCGTCCAGCTGGACCTGACGGCGTTCCAGCGGATCCTGACGCGCCCTGGCGGGGCGGGTGAGCGGCTGCTGACCCGCAAGGCGGAACAGGTGGCCGACCTGGCCCGCCAGTACGCAGCCGGTCACGGCAGCATCCCGGAAGGGATCATCGTCGGGCCGTACCGGGACAAGTCGATCAAGGTCATCAGCACGAACGTCCACTCAATCCTGGTTCACAACGGATCGCGCCGCCACCCGATCCGGCCGCGCCGGGCGGGTGGCTGGCTTCGGTTCGAAGTCGGGGGCCGAGTCGTCTTTGCCCGCGAGGTGAACCACCCGGGATATAGGGGCGATCCGTTCCTGACGAGGGCGCTGCGGGACGCACTGTAGGGCGCGCGACTGACCTGCGGCAGAAGTGGGCAGAAACGAGCCGGACAAACATGCAGGTCAGGCGGCTGCGGCACTTTCACGGGAAAACTATGAGGGCCCTTATGGGTGAACACACAGGGTGTGGCAGTTACACATACGCGCGTGCCCGCGCGTGAGGTAGGGGTGTACCCCGTGGTGCACATACATAGGGACCCTCATAGTTTCTGGAAGTTTCTGCCGTAACGGCCTGACCTGCAACGATGTCCCATTCGTTTCTGCCGCACTTCTGCCGAGGGCGTCGCCCAGGCCTGCCGAAGGCCTGGGCGACGCCCCGGTAAGCTGGACCTACCACCGAGGAAGGGACCCGAATGCGCAAGCTGCTGCGCCTGATCAAGCACCGGCTGTACCAGGTGCTGGGGATCGTCAGCCCGTCCGGCGCGTACCCGCCGCCAGGGCGCACCCGTGCGCGGCCCTGTACGCCCCTCTCAGACGTCGTGGCGGGCCCGTGGCCCCCGAGGGCCGAGAAGACCGTGAACGCCTGCGAGAACGGCTGTGTGGCCCATGCTGACTGACTACGCCGAGAGCGGCACCGGGGAACTGTGGAACACCGCCCGGTTGCAGGCCTACCTGACCAACGTCGGGTCCCCCTTCGACACCGGCCCGAACATCTGCAACTGCGAGACGCTGACGGCGGCCGTCCTCGGGGACGAGCCGTACGACACCCCGACAGCAGATCCGGCGCCCTGGTACGACGTGGACGTAGACCAGTCGGCCAAGTTCCTGGGGTTCCTGCCGCTCTCGATCGAAGGGCTCGACGACAACCCGCGCGCCCGCAACGTGACCAACGTGGTCGGCGGCGGCGGCGTGTTCGGCCCGGCGAGGGACCTGCCGCGCACCATCACGGTCACCGGCCTGCTGCTCGGGACGTCCTGCTGCGGCGTGGACTACGGCATGCACTACCTCACCGAGGTGCTGAACAGCTGCGCCGGTGACGGCTGCGGCGGGACCTGCCTGTCGATGTACGCCTGCTGCCCCGAGCCCGGCCTGACCCCCGAGCAGTTCAACGCCAAGCACCGGCGGAACTTCGTCCGGACCGCGCTGGTCTCGGGACCCACCGTGGTAGCCAGGAACGCGACCGGCGGCGGAAGCTGCTCGACCGGCGGCTGCTCGGGCGCGGACATCCTTCAAGTCGAGTTCGTGCTCGTCGCCGGGATTCCCTGGGCGTGGACCGATCCGGCGCCGGTGCTGGACGTCACCGTGCCCATGTCCGGACAGGGCGACTGCGTCGAGTGGTGCCTTGACGCGTCGGACGGGGTGTGTGAAGGCGAGCCCTGCCTCTTCCGGGACTGCACCGACCCCGAGCAGTGCCAGGACCCGCTGCACCCCCAGGTCGTTCCGCCGCAGCCGTCCGCACCCGAGACGGTGTTCTGCACGCCGCTCGTGCCCGAACGTGCCTGCTACAGCATCGACTTGACCGACCGGCCCCGGTGGTCGGAAGACCTGCCCATCGTCACGGTGGACTCGGGCGGCGCGCCGCTTCGCAACGTCCGGGTCACGTTCTACGAGAACCCCAACCCGGCGCTGCCCTGCGACTCGACGGCGGACAGCATGCTGTGCAACCCCACCACCGACATCTACATCACGTACATCCCGCCCAACTCGCAAGTCATCGTTGACGGCCGGACCGGTCAGGCCACGCTTACCTGCGTCGGCAGGTGCGTTCCCGCCACGACGGTCTACGGCAGTTCGGACGGCGCGCCGCTCACCGTGAACGCGCTCACCTGCGCCTCGTACTGCGTCTGCATCGAAACGGACTCGAACTTCCCGCCTGCCGAGGACGCGACCGTCTCGATTGAGATCACCGGAAAGGGGCTGTGATGACAATCCCTCTCGGGTGCAAGAGCCACAGCTACACCATTACGGACCGCGAGGGGCGGGTGATCAGTTCCGGCGGCCTCTTGACCGAGGTCGAGTACAACCGGGTGCTGAACGATTCCTCATCGGCCTCGGTGACCATCGGCGTGTCGGACGCCGAGTGCTGCAACCAGCTGGGCGGCGTCCGGTCGTGGCGGCACCGGCTGAACATCTACCGTGGCGTCTCGCTGATGTGGTCGGGGTTCGTCCTGAACCCCAGGTGGGACGTCGAGTCGATGACCGTACAGGCCGTCGACCTGGTCGGCCTGCTCGACCGGCGGGTCCCCCATCAGGACTTCAACTTCACCGGCACCGACTTGACGGCCATCGCGCAGCTGCTCATCGAGGATGCGTTCTTCCCGGACGACCCGGGACACGAGATCGTGGTGATCGGTCCCAGCGGCGTCACCGGCGGCCGGGCCTACCCGCAGAACATCGGCCAGACGGCAGACCACCTGCGGGACCTGGCGGACACCGGGATCGACTTCACCGCCGTAGGGAACACGATCGTGATCATGCCCGATGACTTCTGCGAAGTGGTCGGGCGCCTGACGGACACCGACCTGCCGGACGGCCTCTCAGTGACAGAGGACGGCTCGAACCTGGTGACCCGGCAGATCGTCGCCGGGTCCGATGAGTCGGGCGTGGTCGGCGAGGCTGGCGGCACGAACGACTACTACGGGCTGCTGGAACTCTACTCAGAGCAGACCAGCATTACGACCACGGCGGCCGCCCAGGAAGCGGCCGTTGCCAAGCTGGCATCCTCGGCGATCGTGCCGGTCCACATTGACACGCAGAGTCTCACCCTGTCGCCGGACGCAGCGATCGATGCGGCCAGCCTGGTCCCCGGCTGGTGTGTTGACATCACCACGACGGCGACGTGCCGGGATGTCTCACAGCGGTTGAAGATCACCGGGTTGCAGGTGACCGAGAGCGGCGGCAGTGACGCCACCCCCGGGCAGGAACAGATCACGTTGCAGGTGACCGCAACGGGCGACACACTGGCGGTGACGTGATGGCCGTTCGCAACAGTCCGATGCGCCGGATCCCCGGCAACCCGGTGGGCGGTGTGCTGCGCGCAACGGCCAGGGCTGCCCGCAGCACCACCCGTCGCAGCACCATGATCCCCGGCCCGCCCGGTGAAGCAGGCGTTGCAGGCCCCCCGGGGCCCGTTGCAGCGCCCGTTGCAGCCGTGCTCACCTGCAATGAAGTGGGGGAAGCACGCTGGGACTACGCGGACCAGGGCGGGGTGCCGATGATCGTTGCTACGCCCGTTGCGGACGTGCCGCTCATTGCGACGCTCAAGGCAGCCAGTGCAACGCGGGCCGAGTTCCGGGTGTGGCACTGCGACGGCACGCCGTGGCCCGGTGCGACGCTGCACGTCGCGGCGTTCCCGGCCCCGGCAGAAGAGCAGCCGCCCGTAGACTTGCCCGAGCAACCGACGACGGAAGGGCTCTGACCCATGGCGCGCGTATGCGTGGACAGTAACTACTTCACAATCCTTCCCAGCGGGGAACTGAGCATGGTCCCCGGGTCGATGGGGCTGCGTCAGCTGGTGGTATTCAGCGCCACCGGCAACAGTCAGTTCATCAAGGCCAACTACCCCGGCCTTGCCCGGGTCCGGGTCCGGGTGATCGGTGCGGGCGGCGGCGGCGGCGGATCGATCGCGAACAACGGTGAGGCGGCCGTCTCGGGCGGCGGCGGTGGCGGTGGCTACTCGGAATCGATCATCGACGCAGCAGTCCTCGCGGCAATCGAGATCGTCACCGTCGGCGTCGGCGGTGCGGGCGGTGTCGGCAACTCGGACGGTGCGTCTGGCAACCCGTCCAGCTTCGGCCCGCACGTGCAGTCCCTCGGCGGCGGCGGCGGCCCGTACACCATGACGTCCGGAACGACCCCGTCGACCGTGGTAGGTGGCGCTGGCGCCAGCGTTGGCGTCGGCCAGGTCACCGTTCCCGGTGGGCCCGGTCACTCGGCCCTGCGCCTGTCCAACCTGGCCGCGACGTCCGGCCGGGGCGGCGACCCGGGCGGCGCGTACGGCACCGGCGGCCCGGCCCGCTCGAACAACGGCACCGGCCCGAACGCGGTCGGCCGTGGCGGCGGCGGTGCGGGCGCGGCGGCGGTCGGTATCGGCGCGGCCTCGAACCAGACCGGCGGCATGGGGTCCGCTGGCCTCGTCCTTGTTGAACTGATCTTCTGAGAGGCCTTGACATGGCTCGTTGCAGCTGCGGCATTCTGCCGCTCATCACGATCGACCCGAACAGCGCGCTGACGATGACCGGGACCGGGACAGCCGGGGACCCACTCGTCCTCGGGAACCGTCCGGCGCCCATGGGTCAAGTGGTCTTTGCGACACCTGGTGTCGCGGCCTGGAACAAGGCGTCCTTCCCCGGTGTCCAGTGGATCAAGGTGCGCGTGGTCGGCGGCGGCGGCGGCAGCGCCGGTGCGACCGCCGGTGCCGGTGTGGGCGTCGCCCGTGGCGGCGGTGCGGGCGGCAACTACGCCGAGTCGTGGCTCGACGTCGACCCCCTGGCCGCGTCCGTGACAGTGACCGTTGGCGCCGGTGGCACCGCCGGTGCGGCGGCCAACGGTGACGGTGGCGCCGGTGGCGCGTCCAGCTTCGGCGCCCTGGTCGTCGCCGGTGGCGGTGGCGGCAGCCTCGGTGCCGTTGCGGTTGGCGCAGGTGTGGTCGTCGCCAACGGCGGCGTTCCGGGCGGTGGCAACGTCGGTGACCTCGGCATGCTGGGGCAGATCGGCGGGGCCGGGATCCAGCTGAACGCCAACGAGCGGATCCGGGGCACTGGCGGCGCGGCCGGTCTGATGGGGGTCGGCACCCCCATTCAGGGTGACCTGGGGTCCGGCAACAACCTCGGTCAGCGGTACGGCGGCGGCGCGGGTGGACCGGCCGTCTTCAACGGGGTCAACGCGGGGTCGGCAGGCGGCGGCGGCCTGGTGGTCGTCGAGATGTTCCGCTAAGCAGCCGTTGTCGCCACCCCTCGGGAAGCTACGTAGACTGGCCAGACCCGGAACAGGAAGGACGGACATGGCCAGTCCTATGACAGCAGCACAGTTCCTCGGCAGCCTTCGGGACGAGGGGCTGACCGTACGCGAAACCGATGGGTGGCGGACCCGCAACCGCAACCACAAGGGGGACTGGGGCCCCCTGTACGGCGTAATGGTGCACCACACGGCAGGCCGCGCTGCCGGTGCCGTCGACGTCGTGACCAACGGCTACGAGGGTCTGCCCGGCCCGCTGTGCCAGGTGCTCATCCAGAAGGACGGGTCGATCGACCTGATCGGGTGGGGCCGCTGTAACCACGCGGGCGGCGGTGACCCCGACGTGCTGGCCGCGATCAAGGCCGAGCGCTACCCGCTGCCGCGCCCCACCGAGCATGACGGTTCGCCGGGTGACGTGGATGGCAACGCCCACTTCGTCGGGTACGAGTGCGTGAACCTGGGCGACGGCAAGGACCCGTGGCCCGAGGTTCAGCTCGAAGCCATCGCGCGTGCCTGCGCTGCGGTCTGCCGCCACTACGGCTGGTCGGTGGACAGCGTGCTGCGGCACATGGACTGGTCCGACTGGAAGAGCGACCCGAAGGGCGTCGACTGGTCGGCCATGCGGGTCCGCATCGACGCGATCCTCGCGGGCAAACCGAACGCCACGCCGATCAAGGGCGGCACGAAGCCCAACGTGCCGACGAAGCCGACCACCCCCGCGAAGCCCTCGGCAGCGCCGTATCCGGGCGCCGGACGGTTCGGCCCCGGCACGAAGAACGCCGACGTGACGAAGCTGGGCAAGATGCTCGTTGCCCGTGGCGGCAGCCGGTTCTACGAGGACGGCCCCGGCCCGACGTGGTCCAACGCCGACCGTGACGCGACGCGCGCGTTCCAGCAGGCCCAGGGCTGGACGGGCAGCGACGCCGACGGCATCCCCGGCCCCAAGACCTGGAACCTTCTGGTCACCGGCAAGGGGAAGAACATCCCGGCCGTCGCTGCCAAGCCGGTTGTGTCCGTGGCCCACATCGCGGCCGCCGCGCGCCGGGATCCGTCCCTGCCGCAGGGCGGCGCCACGTACGAGGCCGAAGCGCTGCTCGTCGAGCAGGCGCTTGCCAAGCTGGGGTTCCTGCCTGCGGCGTGGGTCGACGGGTCGCTCGGCACAAAGACCCGCGACGCGTACCGCGCCTTCCAGCGCTCGCTCAACTACCGGGGTGCGGACGCCGACGGGATCCCCGGCAAGACGTCGCTCTCGATCCTGGCCGCCAGGTCGGGCCTCTTCACACTCAAGAACTGACGGAAGGAATCAACCGTGAATCGTACGTTCTTCAAGTCCCTGGCCGAGCTCGCTCTCGTGACCTACGTGGTGGGGTTCCTCGGCCTCGTCTCGGCGGCGGGGTTCGACGTGCTGGACCTGGCTGCCTGGAAGGCGGCGGCCGTCGCCGCCTTCCCGCCGGTGCTCGCCGTCCTGTACGGCGCGGTGGCCAGGTTCAAGGGCAACTTCGCCAGCGCGCTGGCCGTCGACACCCGTGATCGGCCGTAACGGACTATCACCTTCTGTGAAACCCGTTCGCCTGATATAACTGACAGTGAGGTACTGACCATGACTATGCCACCGGGGGATGGCCTGAACGTGGCCGCTGAGCTGGCCAGGTTGCGGGGTGAGATGACCACCGGATTTGCCGAGATCAAGGGGACGTTGGGGCAGATCGTCCAGTCTCAGGAAACGACCACGAAGCAGGTGGCCGACCTGGACGCGCGCGTGACGGCGCTCGAAGCAAGGCGCTGGCCCATGGTTCCCCTCGCGGCCCTCAGCGGCGTTGTGAGCGCCGTTGTCGCCGTCGTGGCGTACATGGCTGGGAAGTAACGTTCCAGCACGCGAGGACCCCCGAGGAATCGTTCCTCGGGGGTCCTCGGCCGTTCGGGTCAGTCGCTCAAGACGGCACCGCAACGGCGGCACTCGCCATAAGACCCCTCGCGGTGCTCGGGCCATTCCTCGCCGTCGCCGTCGATGCAGGCATACGGGTCGATCGCTTCGTCGTCCATGTCACTTCCTCGCCTTCCGGTTCATCACGTACTTGACGTCGAGCCACGCGAGCAGGATGCCGGTGGCCGGTGCGCTCGCCCAGAACAGGACTTCCAGCAGGACGCTCATGCCCGGAACAGACGGTTGCAGGTCGAGCACTGCATGACCCACACCTGGCCCACGTAGCTGCGGAACAGTGCGTGCATCCCCGGCTCGTCGCCGTGGTCAGGTTCCAGCTGCTCACGGCCATACAGGTCCAGGGCCCGCGCGGCCCGGTACAGCAGGCGCTGGCTGGCGTTCGGCACCCATGCGTCGAGCTCGGCCTCGACAACCTGGCGGTACAGGGCCAGCTGGGCATCCCCGTCGAGCAGCTCGCCGGTGACGACCAGCTGGCCCGTCTTGGCCAGACTCATGTGGGCGATCTTCTCGACAGTGTTGCTGTCCTCAGGCTCGTACTCGTCACCGTCACAGGCGATCCGGTCGCACATGGTGTCCTGCATGTGATCGAGCATCTGCGTCTCGTTCCTGCCGAAGTAGATCATGAGTGCTTCCTCTCGCGGATGTCTGTCAGGGTGAACTCACCGGCGAGCAGTGCCAGCGTGACGGCCTGTACGTTGCTCGTCGCCTTCATGCGTTGGCGTGCGACCCGCAGCCGGTGCAGGACCGTATTCAGGCTGGCACCGTGCTTGTCCGCGCACTGCTGCGCCGTCAGGCCGAGCGCCACGTCAATGAGCACGGTGATCTCGTGCTCGCCCAGCTTGTGCTTACGCGGGACCCGGACCGGCGCCCCGTCCTCGGTCAGCTGCGGTGCGGTGACCTGGCGCGAAACGCTGGTGGTGCCCTCGATCAGACCGGCGACGGTGGCCGAGTCGTCAGTGTCCAGCGCGTGACGGTACTGAAGGTACGGGTCGCGGCCTTGCTCGGCATGCTTCTGCCCGAACCAGTACGCCTGCATGAACCGTTCCCGGTCCAGCGGGCCGAGCCTGTCGGCCCGCTGCCGCGCGATGACGTCCGGGGACACCTTGGGGCGCCGTTCGATGTCGTACGTCCGGCCGCTCACGACTCGTCCCCGATGTTCCTGATCATCCCCATCACGATCGCGGCCCCGGACATGCAGCCTTCGTCGATCAGCCTGTCCCACACCTCGTTCAGCGTGGCGCGACGGACGACCGGCGGGGACGTGAGCTGCGCGTCGAGCGCGGCCATGCGCGCGTCCACCTCGTCCAGCTTGGACCGGATCCCGGCCATCTGCTCACCGGCGACAGCCAGCGCGCGGCCGTTCTCGGCGAGGCGCTCGGCCAGGTCGTCACGGTCCTTGGCAGTCGGCATGCCCGCCGCCGGAATGGCGTTGCGGCACCGGGGCGCGGGAACCTTGTGGGACCAGAGCGGGTACTCGCGGTCCTCGTCGAGCAGAACCAGGTCGATCCCGCAGATGCAGGGGACCGGCTTCGGCTCGGCCTTCGGCAGCACAACGTCTTGGACGGTGCGGGCCGAGCTGACCGCCAGGTCGCGGTACACCCGGTTACCCCGGTCACGGTGGGTCCCGTCGACGTGCAGCTGAAGCCGGTTGGCGTTCGGCCTCGTCTCGAAACAGAACGGGCACTTGAGTGACGTCATGGTGCTTCCTTCCTCGCGGTGTTCCACCAGTATGACATGGGGTTGCAGCCACACACAAGTAGGGGTCCCGAGACATTTCCTCGGGACCCCTACCGGCTAGACGTACACGACCCGCTCGTCATGGAAGGCAATGACGTCCAGGATGTCCTTCTCGTCGCCGGTCACCGTGTCCAGCACCTCGTACGTCGGATCGATCTTGCTCAGCTTCTCGATTAGCTCGGCCACGGTCATCATGACGGCACCGCCGTTTCCGCAAGCGGGGGCGCCAGCGCCAGGATGACGGCGGCCAGCTGGGCGTACGCCGTGCCCTTCTGCACGTCCGGGATCCGGGCGGCGCTGACAGCCTTCGTCAGGTACCGGCTGGCCACGGTCAGGTCCGGCTGGCAGCGGTGGCAGAAGTCGTGGGTTGCACAGTGGCGGGTGCTGTGGCAGGCGCGCCGGTCGACCGGGGTGTACGTCTCTTCAGCGCCCTCGGGGTGGGCAAGCAGTATGTGCGCTACCAGGCTCGCGTAGACCGTGGTAGACCACCCGCACGCCAGACAGATCTGCGGCTCACTCACTGCGTCACCCCGGCCGGGCAGCCGCAGTGCGGCGGATAGTGGGGCGGACGCTTGCAGTTGTTGTCCTTGACGAGGCTGACCTTGATCATGACGATGCCTCTTCCTTCTTCGCGTTCCTGGCGTCATCGCGGACCCGACGGGCCCGTTCGGTGTTGCACGTCTTGCAGTACGGGGTGAGGTCCGGTTCGAACCGACCGGCCGTGTCCCAGGGGTGGGCCCCCTTCGGGCAGACGTCCCAGGGAACCGGGTCCAGCCCGTGCAGCGCGCGTTCCTGCATGCGCAGCTTCCGGCGGCCGAGCTCGTCGTCGGCGTGGCCCGGCGTCAGGCAGTCGGGGTATCCACAGACGGCCTTGACGATGCCGACCGGCCGCCGCTTGTGGAACTGCTCGAAGGCCACATGCGATGCCGGAATCTCGACACCGTTCTGCCGGATCACCGGCGCCCCGCTGGTGGCCTTGCGGCCGTACCAGCCGGTGTGCCCGTCCGCGCGGGCGAAACTGTAGAACTTGACCTTGTCCTCGCGGGACGTACTGTTGCCGTGCGACCGGCCGAGGCCGATGATCTCGCGGGCGCGGGACACGGCGCGCCGGTCGACCTTCAGGTCCCGTACGACCTCGGTGTTCTTCGCCCCGGCGAGCAGCATGGCCGCCATCTCTTCGTGTTTGGGGTGCAGGTAGTTGCTGCGTTTCTTGCTCATGGGGACATCCTAGGTACAGCAAAGGACCCCCGTCAATATGCGGGGGTCCTCGCGCCTCACTCGTAACAGTCCCGGCACGGTTCCAGGGCGGCCGGTTCGCCCATGCTGTACTCGCTCGGGCCCTCGGACGGGTAGCTGTCCTCGGGGTCGATCCCCGAGTCCTTGCAGCGGTCGCACTCGGGCTTTTCGGGGGTCACACCGTACCGCCGGTGCTGGACCACTCACGGCCGCCGTAGGTGTGGTTGCCCTTGTGACCCTGTTCCTTCACACACGGGTCGCTCAGGTTCATGGACGTGCAGCGGCCAAGGAACCGTGCCGTCATGTCGGTCCACGTCTCAGAGAGGCCGTCGCGGTGATCTGCCGGGTGGCCCTTGGGCCAGACGCACTGATTGCCGTTGCTCACCGACGGGCAGCGGCCGGTGTCCCCGACGAGACCCGCCGAAAGGAACCGGTGCGGACCCGTGTGGGCCCTGCTGTGTTCGCACCGTCCGGTTTCACCGACGGCCGGGCAGCGGGGGCCCCCATGCGGGGCCTCGGCCACCGGGGCCACGTCGGGGCCTGCCGGGACGAGGTACGCATGAGGGCCCGCGTGGTCCCGGTGGCCGTCGCACTGTCCCGCCCCGTCTGTTACAGGGCAGCGGCTGTCGTCCTGCGGGGTCTCGGCCACTGGCGCAGCGTCCCGGCAGGCTTCGGGCCACGCGTACTTGCAGCACATGCAGGTCCGCAGCAGGAACTCGTCCTTCGTCGTCCACCGGCCACCGTCCAGCGTCATGCGCTGGTCCGGTGCCACGTACTCTGTGTCCGCCTCGGGCCACCCGCACTTGACGCAGGACGCCTCGTCGCCCGAGTAGGGCCGCAGCTGCATCACAGAACACCGCCCAGCGGCGCCACGGTGTCGACCTTGCGGCCCTTGACCACCTTGCGGACGTCCGGCCCGAGGGCCACCGGCGCGGCATCCAGGGCCGCCAGCTGCTGCGCCGTCAGGCCGGTCAAGCCCTTCCGGGTGGCCGAGCGTCGCAGCGACGCGCGCTGCGCGGTCGTCAGGCCGCCCCACACACCGTACTGCTCGCCCCGTTCGATGGCCTCGGCCAGACACTCGGGCCGGACGGCGCAGGACTGACACAGGTCCTGCGCGGCCTTCGTTCCGTCGCGGTCCTGGTCGGACGGGAACATGTTCGGACTGCCGGGCTGGGCGCACTGGGACCATTCGGTCCACTCGTGCTCGCCCTTGGGCCGGAATTCGATGACGCGGATACTCATGGCGGTTGTCCTTCCTCGGTGGTGGGCGGGGGCCGAAGCCCCCGCCCGGTGGGTCTCGATCAGCTGGCGTAGGCGAGCAGCAGCTCACGGGCGGCCACGAACTTCGGCGCGCGCGGGTTGTACGCGGTGGCCAGGGCGCCGAGCTCGGTCACGCTGTAGCGGCGCGCACCCTTGACCGGCTGACGCCACAGCTTCTGCCCGGCCGCGTTCCGGCGGAACATGCGGGCCGCCTGACCGGTGATCCCGCAGGCCCGACCCTTGGACCGCAGCGCACCGGCGACACCGGACGCGTCCTGCTCGGTGACCCCGGCTCGACGCGCGTGGCTGGCCAGGGTGTGCGGCTTCTTGGCGGCAGCGTTCTCGATCCGGCGGGCCTTGACGATCTGACGGGCGGTGCGGGCGTTGGGGTTCATGGTGTCTGCCTTCCGGTTGCTTCCTGCGGTGTGACACCAGTATGCAACACGCCTATAGGCTCACGCAAGTAGGCCCCTGGAAGATTCTTCCAGGGGCCTTTGAGCTGCGGCTACACCTCGATCTGCACCCAACCCGTTTCGGTCAGGCGGACGGTCACCTGCTGGTAGGTGTACTTGTCGAAGCCTCTGAGAACCTCGGTCCGGTCGTCCGGTACGTCCTCGTCGTCGCTGCCCAGGTAGGCGATGGACGCGGCGCCGGACAGCGCCTGGTAGGTCACCTTCATCACAGGTCCCTCGCGCAGTTCAGGACGTTGACCCAAGCCTGCTCGCCCAGGTCGATCCACTCTTCCCCGGCAATCGCGCGGGCCAGCGTGTCCGTGCTCGACGAGCTGTCGGCACCGAGAGCGTACGCGAGCAGGTCGCGGGCAGTCGCGTTCAGGCAGCGGACCCGGAACGACCAGCCCGGTTCACCCGCCTTGTACTGCGCCACCATGGCGGGCACGGCGGACAGGCCCCCGCCGCTGTACTGCGTGCGCAGCCTGGACAGCGCCTGCATGTTCGTGCTGCCTTCAGTGAAGTTGGCGGCAGGCGCCTTGTAGTCGACGACCAGGGCGAGACGGCTGTCCCCGTCCACCACGGCCAGGTCCACGTCCAGGCAGGGGTTCCGCCAGGACATGCGGACACTGGACACCGGTTCGTAGTTCCGGCGCCGCTGGGACATGAGCTCACCCGGCCACGCCTCGGGCGTGACCTCGGGGTTGCCGTGGCCGCCGTTCATCCACGGGGCCCGAGAGAAGTCGATCCCGTACGGCTTCAGGTCCGGCATGTACCGGCCCCGCATGTCGTACAGGTACTGGGCGAACTGGTACTCGGTGACCGGGCGCCAGCCGGTGCCGCCGATCAGTCGGACGGCCGCCCCGTTGTGGGGGAAGAGCTGGAACGACCAGCTGCGCGGGTCGTAGGCGGCCGTCAGGAACGGCAGCTGGACGTCGTCAAGGCTGAAGAGGGCACCGAAGGCTTCGTAGGCGGCCACGACCGACGTGCCGCCCGGATACGAGTCGACACGGCGCAGGTAGCCGATGACGCCGACCGGCTTACCGTGGTCGTACTCGATCATCGGCAGGTGCATCCCTGCGGCAGGGGCGTCATGGCCGTGCTCGCCGTGCCACGCGGTCAGGTTCGCGTCCCGCCAGCCGCTGTCGTGGCGCCTCATGACTGCGTCCGGCGGATGTTCAGGGCGACGTTGACCACGGTGCGCCACAGCATCTCAGCCTCAGCGCACATGGTCCGGTCGGGCCCCTGTCCCTGGCACTTGACGCACTCATCCATGTGGACGTCAAAGCGGCGCCGGTGAACGGCCACCTGGCCGCCTGCGCCGGTGCTCACGTCGAGCCTTCGCTGCTGCATGGGTTCCTCTTCCTGTCGCTGCTGCGTGATGGGTGTCGATGGGTGGGCCCGGCCGGTGTGTAGTCGGCCGGGCCTTCGTACGGCGGGCCGGAATCGAACCGGCCGGTGGTCGTTGAAACTGCTGGCGTACGTCCAGCAACCGTCCACACCACTCGCGACTACGTCACGAGTCCCCAGGCCACCGCTTGGCCGGGGCCCGACCGCGAGGAAGTCGGTCGGGCCCCGGCAGCCCTGCTACTGGGCGTCAGCGGCCCAGGGGTCGTCCGCCGACGGGGTGAACGGGGTCGGCTCGTCCGCCTTCGGGGCGAACTCGTCGGTGCCCGTGGACGGCGCCTGGGACGGCGCGGTGGCCGCCGGTGCCGGGGCGCTGTTGCCGGTGTCGATGTACTGGCCGACAGCCACCTTCTCGGGGGCCGGGGTGGGGTTCTTGTCGCTGTACTTGCGCGCCAGAGCCTTCTGCTCGTCCGTGGCCGGGCCGAGCTCGTACGGGGCGTTCTGGCCCCGCTGTGCCTGACCCTTGACGATGACTCCGAGCAGGCGCCGGACCGTGGTGGTCTCGAAGTGCGTGACGACACCGGTGACCGGGTTGCGATCCATGGACTTCGTGACCGTGATCCGGCGCTTCAGGGCGGCGATCAGCTTGCCCTGGAAGATCATGACGTCCTCGTACTCGTCCCATCCGTCCTCGCCATCCAGAACGACGAGGTCCGCGAGCACTGCGTCCTTGTCGCCGTGAACGGTGTTGATGCCTTCGACCCGCTTGCGCGGGGTGAAGAGCACGAGCTTGCCGAGCAGCTCGCTGATGTTGACGTACTCACCGGCGCTGTCGAATTCGTCGCGGGCCATGATTCCTCTTCCTGTTGCTGCTGCATGTTTGGTTGGTGGTGACCGGCGGCGGACGATCCTCGCGCCTTGCGGCTGTCTCGTGTCCGCCACCGGTCTCGGCAGGGATACCGAAAGCCAGCCGAGTTACGGACCAGGGTCCGCCGCTGAAAGCTGGACAACGGGTACCGCCGCCGGTCTCGCAGAGGACTTCCAGCGCTAGCTTCGCGGTCCCTTGCGAGGCCTCTATGGTCTCATGACCTGCGGCAGAGTGTCAACTCAGCCGCAGGTCAGAGCCTAGCCCTCGTCCGGGAAGGTCTCAGGAATCCAGATCCCCGTAACGTCCCTGACGCCAGGGCACTCGCGCCTGAGCCTGCTGACCGCCGCCCGCTCGTGCCATTCGCGGATGTCCGGTTCGGCGTAACCTGCCGGGCTACAGGTCAGCCGGTAACCGATCGCCGTCCGGCCGTCAGGCGTGAGGCCGTCGACCACGTACGTCCAGACGGTGGTCACGACCCCATCACCTGGCTCGCGGCCGTCAGCTCGGCGGACAGCTTCCTCGCCTCGCCTGCGAGGCGCTCGTTCCACTGCCCGAAGGACCGTGCCCGGTTGGCCACGTCCAGCATTTCCGGGATCGTGTGGCAGGCGTTCAGCTGCTCGATCCAATGGAAGTCCGCAGCCTTGCGGTCGAAGGCGAAGTCCTCGGCGACGAACGGGCTGGCCACGTCCTTCGCCTTGATCTTCCGCGCCTCGAACACATGCAGGTTGGCTGCGTTGATGGCACGCCCCTTGTCGAGCTTCACCTTGATCACGTGGACCTCGTCGCGGGTCGACGGCAGGTGGATGACGATGCCGTAGTCATCCCGTACCTTGATCCGCTGGTCGTACCGCATGCCATCCCAGACGCCGTGCGTGTTCACGCCGTTCTCGTAGCAGTCGAGCTGCGCCGAGATACCCGGCATCGACAGGTCCAGGTCGTCACCCGTCTTCAGGTCGACGATCACGTACGAACCGTCCGGCAGCTGGCAGATGCGGTCGAACGTCCCGGCCACGTCGTACTTGAGCGAGACGGTGAAGCGCTCGATCATGCCGGGGACGATACGGATCCCGTAGGCGGCCAGCGCGTCCAGGTACAGGCGGATCTTCTTGCGGTGGTGCACCGGCGCCCGGTTCAGGTCCCCGCCCGCGTGGTCGACGAGCTCGGTCGACTTGTGCAGCGCGGTGCCCTCGTCGGACATCTTGTACGCCTCGGCCGCATCCTGCGCCGCGCTGGTGATGTTGTTCAGCCGGGTCCGGTCCAGCTTGACGTCGCGGCGGGCCAGGTCGTCGATGAAGCCGGGGCGGTCCGGGGACTGCGCCAGGATGGCGACGCCCTTGGCGATGTTGCGGCCAACCCACAGGTTCAGGTGGTACTTGTCCTCGGCCACGTCCTTGAAGTTGCTCACGCGGCGCCAGGACTTTGACTTGCCGGTGAGCGGGTGGGGCGCGGTGTACCTGCCACGCTTGGCCTGCGGCCGCATCGGGTCGTTCTTCTGCACCGGCGGGGCGGGGGCCACGTCGCTCGGCGAATCGAAGTCGTCGACCGTGTCGAAGTCGTCGTCCGGCCCGTCGTTGGTCATGTCGGTAGGCTTGGACCGGCCGTAGATGTCCATGCCGCCAGCCGTGTCGAAGTCGTCATCCAGCTTGCCCTGATCTGTGTCGTTCATGCTGCTGCTGCCTCTCGCTGAGCACCGGTCGCTATGCGATCCTGTCATGCTGAAGCAACTGTACCATGGACGCATGACATCGGATGGGTTCCTGACCCGGCAAGAAGCTGCTGAGCAGCTCGGTATCCCGCTCGCCGGGGTCGACCGGCTGATTGATCACGGACTGCTCGACCGTTACCGGATCCGGGGCCGGTACGTACGCGTGACAGCGGGGCAGGTGGCCGAGTTGGCCCGCCTGCCCCGCGAGTGGCTGCTGCGCTGCTAGAAGTTCGGCATGACCTGCTCGGGCTTGTCCTTGGCCAGCGCTACCGCCGCCACGTCCGCAAGACGGTCGGCCGCGCCAACCAGGGCGGCCACGTCCTCATTCCGCAGGCGCTTCAGGTCGGCCGTGGCCTGGTAGACGACGGCGCCGGTGACGAGCTCGTAGAGGGTCTTCAGGTAGACGATCGCGTCCTCAGTCTGGCTGCGGTCGTACTGGCTGAGGCCGCCCCGATTCAGGACCGACGTCGCCTCGCCGCGCAGGTACGTGACGGACTGCGTGATCCGCTTGGCCAGCTCGGTACCGGACGCCACATTGATCCGGGCACCAACCGGCTCGGGCGCGAGCAGAGACGTGGTGGACGTGGCCGACAGCACGGCGACGGTGAGCCCTTCGAGCTGAAGGGCGACGTCGTGAAACGCATCCTTGTCGTTGACCTTGCGGGTCCGCCGCTCGATCGCGTCGAGCAGCACGGACGTGGCGGCCAGCGCGGTGCGCAGCTCTTGGGTGACGGGGACGAGGTGCTCAGACATGGTATGGATCCTTCCGGTTGCTGCTTCGAGTGGGGTGAAGGCGAGGGCCATGATCAGCTGATCGCGTTCAAGTCGATCCAGGCTTTGATCTCGGGGAAGTCGTCCAGTGCCTTGTGGGCCGCCGCCTTCGTCTTGTGGTAGTCCCGGGGCAGCTCGCCGCCGCGCGACTCTTCGAGCCGCTCGCGGGTGGCGCCGCCCATCTGCTGGAAGTCCATGACGGCCTGAAGCCCCTTCGTCCGGCGCGCACTGTAGGCGGCCGACACGGCCTCACCCCGGACGTACTGGACGTAGTCCTTCGGCAGGGACGCCAGGAAGCGGGTCGCCGTCGTCCCCTCGGGGATCCGGTACATGTCGCGCCCGGCTTTCTTGAACTCGGACCAGAAGCCCATGTCAATTTCCTCTCGCGGTTGGTTGCATCACCAGCATGGCACGGCGGGGGTTGCGATGCAACCCCCGCCGTGAAACTACCTACGCAGCTACCTCGTACTGTTCGCCGTAGCAGCCCGCCCAGGACCGGCTGACGCGCGAGCAACCGAAGGTGATATCCACACCCTTCAGCGTGAACGCCATGCCGTCAGCGATGGACTGGGCCACGTCCTGGGCGCCTTCCTGCGGCAGGCTGATCAGGAACTCGTCGTGGATGACGGCGCGGATCCGGTGCCGGTAGGCCTTCGGCATTCTGAGCATCGCCTCGGCCATCACGTCCCGCGTACCGCCCTGGCCGAGCTGCGCCGTCGCCTGCGTGTACGCCCGCTCACGTTCGACCCGGATCGGGCGGCCCGCCCAGGTGTGCAGGATCCGGTACCGGTCGTTGGCGGGTGCCTTCTCGTCGTACCCCAGTACACCGGCGAGCTCGCGCACCTCGCCCTTCCACTCGGCCAAGCGCGGGAAGGCTTCGGTCATGCCCAGGATGAAGCGGTCGGCCACTTCCACATCCACACCGTGCTGAAGGGCCATGCCCTTCGCGCCGAGACCGTACGAGAAGCCGTGGCCAAAGACCTTCGCCTGGTCCCGCTTCTCACAGTGGCACTTCGCCACCACGCCGCAGCCACAGCCCGGCTTGGCCGCGATGTGGCAGTCCGGCCCGTGCTGCTGCTCGCCCGGCCAGACGCGGAACGCTACCTCGCTGTGCAGGTCCATGCCGGGTGCGAACAGTTTCATGTACTCGGCGTCCTGGCATTCGGCCGCGATCACCCGCGCGTCGACCTGGTCGGCGTCGATGGCGCACAGCACCTCGTCGTCGTTGTCGGCCAGGATGACGGCGCGCTCACGGGCCTTGCCACCGCGCTTG